AAAAATCCCCCTCTGGAGGGTGTAAACATGTTAACAGCGCAGAAGCGGAAATATGCTCTCGCGCTGATGTCCGGGATGTCTCAGAAGGATGCGGCAATAAAGGCGGGATATTCTGAAAAATCCGCGCGTTCCAAGGGGTCGCAGCTTGCTAAAGACCCGGAGGTCATCGCGTTTATTGAGCGGAAAAAACGAGAAAAAGTTGAGGTGGATGACGAACCTGCGTATCGCAGGAATGTTTATACCCCAGCAGTAAACACTCCTGAAGAAAAACGACCTCCTGCGGCATCGTCCGCCGGTGAGTATGAAGACCCTCTCGACTTCCTGAAATCGGTTATGAACAACGTTGGTTACGAAATCGAAACCAGGAAAGATGCTGCAAAGGCCATGCTGCCTTATATGCATCAGAAGAAAGGTGAGGGCGGTAAGAAGGATGCAAAAGCTGAGGCTGCCAAAAAAGCGGCCAATAAGTTTGCCATTCAGCAACCGCCGAAACTGGTGGTTAATAATCGCGGGAATACATGATGCCAGAGTGGACAACTGCCTGCCCTGACTGGGCGGAGCGCCTGAAGAAAGGCCAGTCTATTATTCCTGCACCGATTTACCCGGAGCAGGCAGAAATAGCTCTGAACGTTTTCAGGCAACTGAAAATCGTTGATGCTCCAGGATCGCCAACGTTCGGTGAATCCTGCGCGCAGTGGGTTTTCGATCTCGTTGCAGCGCTGTTCGGCTCGTATGATGCCGAAACTGGCCGCAGGCACATTACAGAAGTGTTTGTGCTCATCCCCAAAAAAAACTCCAAGTCTACGCTGGCCGCCGGGATCATGATGACGGCGTTGCTGCTTAACTGGCGTCAGGCTGCCGGGTACACCATCATCGCCCCGACCGTAGAGGTGGCGACAAACGCTTTTAACCCGGCGCGTGACATGGTAAAGCGGGATGATGATCTGGATGACCTCTGCCAGGTGCAGACACACATCAGGACAATCACCCACAGGGGAACGGACACGACGCTGAAAGTGGTGGCTGCCGACCCCAACACCGTTTCGGGGATTAAATCTGTCGGCACGCTCATTGACGAGTTGTGGCTTTTTGGTAAGCAACATAACTCCGAAGATATGCTGCGTGAGGCAGTCGGTGGCATGGCATCACGACCTGAAGGCTTTGTGATGTACACAACCACGCAGTCCAACGAACCGCCGGCTGGCGTGTTTAAGAAAAAGTTACAGTACGCCCGTGATGTTCGCGACGGAAAAATTCACGACCCGCATTTTCTTCCGGTGATATTTGAGCATCCACCGGAAATGGTTGCCAGCGGAGAGCATCTTCTTCTGGATAACCTCGCGATGGTTAACCCCAACCTGGGTTACTCCGTTGACGAGCAGTTTCTTTACCGCGAATACAACAAAGCGAAAGAGGCCGGGGAAGAAGACTTCCGTGGCTTTATGTCCAAGCACGCCAACGTTGAAATCGGTCTCGCCCTGCGCGCTGACAGATGGTCAGGGGCAGATTTCTGGGAGCAACAGGCAAGGCGCGTCACTTTTGACGATATTTTGCGCCGTGCTGAGGTGGTCACCGTTGGTATCGATGGCGGTGGTCTCGATGACCTTCTCGGCCTGGCTGTTATCGGGCGCGATCGCCAGACGCGCGAGTGGTTATGCTGGTGCCATGCATGGGCACATACCATCGCCCTGGAAAGGCGAAAGAGCGAAATTTCAAAATTAAAGGATTTTGAGGGGGCCGGTGACCTGACGATCGTTAAGCGGGTAGGCGAGGATGTTGAGCAAGTTGCAGAGTACGTCAGCCGGATTTATGAAGCCGAACTGCTGGACAAAATCGGGATTGACCCCTCTGAGGTAGGGCAAATTCTTGATGCGCTCAGTGAGGCAGGCATTCCTGATGAGGCTGTAACCGGGGTCAGCCAGGGCTGGAAACTCGGCGGCGCCATTAAGACTACCGAGCGAAAGCTGGCTGAGGGTGTTCTGCTTCATGGTGGTCAGCTTCTGATGGCATGGTGCGTAGGAAACGCCCGTGTGGAGCCGAAAGGCAACGCCATACTCATCACCAAACAGGCCAGCGGGAAGGGGAAAATTGACCCTCTTATGGCCACATTCAACGCCGTTACGTTAATGGCTCTTAACCCCGAACCGGTCAAAAAAGACTACCAGGTATTTTTCGTTTAACACACACGTCAGTTAATTGCCCGCGCATGCGGGTTTTTTCATTTCTGGAGGCCAGCAAATGACGCTTAAACGCGCCTGCACCCTCATGACGGTGAAGTCGGTAAATGAGGATGAGCGGATTATCACCGGCATCGCCTCAACACCGTCTCCCGATCGTGACGGTGACATTATGGAGCCGGAGGGGGCGAAATTCCGCAGCGATACGCCGTTCCTCTGGCAGCACGACCGCTCTCAGCCTATTGGCACCTGCACGCCAAAAATGGTGAAAGAGGGGTTGCAGATCACAGCAAAGCTCGTGAAACCAACCCCTGACATGCCATCCCAGTTAATCGCACGTCTTGATGAAGCGTGGGCTTCGATTAAGGCGGGGCTGGTACGCGGCCTGTCGATTGGGTTCCGCCCAATTGAGTATTCCTTCCTGGATGAAGGCGGTATTCGCTTTTTGTCCTGGGACCTGCTTGAGGTCTCGGCGGTGACCATTCCGGCCAATGCCGAATGCTCCATCCAGACCGTTAAATCTTTCGATCGCCAGTTTCTCGCCGCGTCAGGCAATGAGAAACCGGTAATGAAAACCTCTAAAACCGCTGGCGCTACAGCACCCAAAACCAAAAAAGGAAACATTTCGATGAATATCGCTGAACAGATCAAAAGTTTTGAAAATAAGCGTGCGGCGCTGGCAGCTTCACAAAGTGACATCATGAGCAAAGCATTCGATGAAGGCCGTACCCTCGATGCTGAAGAAACTGAAAGCTATGACAACGTTTCTTCTGAGATCAAATCTGTAGACGAACACCTGAAACGTCTTCGTGATATGGAAGCCAGCATTGCAGCCACGGCTAAACCGGTAACAAAAACTGCCAATGGCGAAGTCACCACCGTTAAGGCAAACGCGCCGGGGATCATTCGCGTTGAGCAAAATCTGGAGAAAGGTATCGCCTTTGCCCGTTTTGCCAAGGCACTGGCGGCGGCAAACGGCAGCCGTTCTGAAGCGCTGGAAATTGCACGTAAGCAGTACCCGGATGATGCGAAACTTCACCATGTGCTGAAAGCCGCTGTTGGTGCTGGCACAACGACCGATCCTCAGTGGGCTGGTGCGCTGGTGGAGTATCAGGAATACGCAAATGATTTTGTTGAATTCCTCCGCCCGCAGACCATTATCGGTCGTTTCGGTCAGGGTGGTATTCCTGCCCTGCGTCAGGTCCCGTTCAACATTCGCATTCCGGCACAAACTTCCGGCGGATCTGCAAGCTGGGTAGGTCAGGGTAAGGCCAAGCCGCTGACCAAATTCGACTTTGAGTCCATAACGTTCAGCTTCGCCAAAGTCGCAGCCATTGCGGTGCTGACCGATGAGCTGATCCGATTCTCCAATCCGGCAGCTGATGCACTGGTGCGTAATGCGCTGGCAGAAGCGGTCATTGCCCGTCTTGATACGGACTTCATCAGCCCATCAAAATCTGAGGTTGCCAACGTCTCTCCGGCGTCCATTACCAACGGCATTACCGCCGTCCCGTCTACCGGAAACCCGGATGACGACGCGGCTGCGGCATTTGGCGTGTTTGTTGCGGCCAACCTTCAGCCGAACGGTGCTGTCTGGCTGATGTCCAGCACTACGGCACTGGCACTGTCCATGCGCAAGAATGCGCTGGGCCAGAAGGAGTACCCGGAAATGACCCTACTGGGCGGTACTTTCCAGGGCCTTCCAGTGATTGTCTCTCAGTACGTTGGCAACCAGCTGGTGCTGGTAAACGCACCGGATATCTACCTCGCTGATGATGGTGGCGTGGCGGTCGATATGTCCCGCGAAGCGTCTCTGGAAATGGAAAGCGATCCGGCTGGTGACAGCATTACACCAACTGGTACCGAGCTGGTTTCCATGTTCCAGACGAACAGCGTGGCTATTCGTGCCGAGCGCTGGATCAACTGGAAGCGTCGCCGTACTGCCGCAGTAGCGGTGATTTCCGGCGTCAACTACGGCGCTGGCGCAGGCAGCTAATTACCGAAGGAGGGCGGGGGAATCCCCGCCATTAACATGGCAAAAATCAGATATCTGCAACGCACCCATGACTCAATTGCGGGAGACATAAAGGCCGTGGACGATCGGTGCGCAAGGGTGCTGGTGCTGCTCGGTAAGGCTGAATATTTCACCGAGGTAACTACCGGGGTGAGGAAGAACAAGCGTAAAGCGGAGAACGGTTAATGTGGAATCCTTTCCGAAGAAAAGAGGGGCAAATCAAAAATCTACAGCAGCCTGTCAGCCGTGGCGGCTGGACGCCAATGTTCAGTTATGTCCATGAACCCTTCGCCGGGGCGTGGCAGCAGAACATGGAAATTAGACCCAAAACGGTTCTCTCCTATTATGCTGTGTTTTCCTGCATATCTCTGATCGCAAGTGATATCGCTAAAATGCCTCCGCGCCTGATGAAACAGGATTCAAACGGCGTTCGGAGGGAAATTAAAACCGGGAAGATAGCCGCGCTGTATTCCAGGCCAAATGCCTTTCAGAATCGCATCCAGTTCTTTGAGCACTGGCTGAATTCCAAGCTGTGCGAAGGCAATACCGTTGCGCTCAAGATCCGGAACAATCGCGGTGAAATAACTGAGCTGAGGCTGCTGGACTGGAACAAGGTTACGCCGCTGGTGGCTGATGATGGATCTGTCTTCTACCAGATCAACCCGGATAACATGGCGGGCATTGATTCAACTGTGACAGTACCGGCACGAGAGGTTATTCACGATAGGTTCAACTGTCTGTTCCATCCCCTTATTGGTCTTTCCCCGATTTATGCTGCTGGTCTGGCTGCAATGCAGGGTCACCATATTCAGGAAAGCTCGGCGTACTTTTTCCGCAATGGTGGGAAACCCAGCGGTGTTATCGAGGTTCCGGGCTCGATTACGGAAGAGAACGCCAGGAAGATCAAAGAAAACTGGGATACTGGTTATACCGGGGAAAATGCGGGTAAAACCGCCATTCTGAGCAATGGTGCGAAATATGTTCCCCGTACGGTCTCAGCTGCTGATGCGCAGACTGTCGAACAGCTCCGCATGACCGCGCAGATTGTCTGTTCCGTGTTTCACGTGCCAGCTTATAAGGTTGGCATCGGTGAGCTGCCGACACATGACAATATTGAGGCGCAGGATCAGCAGTATTACTCGCAGTGTCTTCAGTCCCTGATTGAATCCATCGAATTGCTGCTGGATGAAGCGTTTGAGCTTGAAGGCGATACAGGAACTGAGTTTGACGTTAATGCGCTGCTGCGTATGGACAGTGAACGCCGTATCAAATCCCTGGGCGAGGGGGTGAAAAATACCATCCTCACACCAAACGAAGCGCGAAAAAGTGAGAACCTTCCCCCGCTGGCCGGCGGTGATTCTCTTTACCTACAGCAGCAGAATTTTAGCCTTGAGGCGCTGGCGCGCCGTGATGCTTCGGATGATCCCTTCGGTAAAAGCAGTTCGTCACAGTCTTCAACCTCCGGGAATGAAGGAAAGGCTTTAACCGACGCCGAGCAATCGGCGGCCAAAGCCATGATCAGAGGATTTCTTACAAAATGAACGAACGCGAACTATCCCTGATAAAGGTGCTGGGTGAGGAATTTGGTCAGGTTCTCGCTGAAATGCGTGACAGCTTCAGTAAAAACCTTCAGGCGCAGCGAGAGGAATATGAAGAAAAGCTATTGAGGCTCGCAAAGCAGGTTGAAGAAATCAGCAATGCGCCCGATCCCGACATTGAGAGCATGGTAAAGGCGGCCATCGCTCATTTACCTGCGCCGACAGCACCAGGATTGCCGGATATTGCCACTATGGTCAGCGATGCGGTAGCTGCAATCCCGGCACCGCGCGACGGTAAAAGCGTCACGCCTGAAGACGTCCAGCCGATGATTCAGGAGCTGGTCAGGAATGCCGTGGCAGAAATTCCTACGCCGAAGGATGGTAAGGATTTTGACCCTTCCATGCTTAAACAGCTCGTTGAGCAGGCCGTAAGCGATGCGGTATCCACAATGCCAGCCGCTGAACCGGGTAAGGATGGCGCAGATGGTCGGGACGCGCTGGCTCTTGAAATTCTCCCCTTTATTGATGAAGAGAAAAGCTATCCGCGTGGCAGCTATGCAACGCATAACGGCGGCCTGTGGCGCGCTTACGAGAAAACCCATGGCATGCGAGGCTGGGAGTGTCTTGTTGATGGCGTGGCGGGTATTGATATTCAGCAATCAGAGCAGCGTTGCTTCACCCTGAAGGTTAACCGCACCAGTGGCACCAGTGAAACCAAATCCTTTGACGTGCCTGTAATGATTTATCAGGGCGTATTCAAATCCGGTCAGGAATATCTGCCTGGCGACACGGTTACATGGGGCGGCTCCCTGTGGCACTGCGACGAACGGACGCAGGACAAGCCGGGTGAGGCTGGCTCGAAAGGCTGGACGCTGGCAGCTAAGCGTGGCCGCGACGGGAGGGATAAAACGTGATTGAACTTGTGACGCTGGCTGAGATTAAGGATCACCTGCACATTGATCATGATGCTGACGACGGGCCGCTTAAGGAAAAAATTCAGGAAGCCAGTTCTGTGTTACTGGCTTTTATACAGGGAAGCCGTGACAAGGTTGTTGATGAGACAGGAAAGTTAATCGAAGGTGAAGCGTTAAGCCGGATGAAGGCTGCTACGATGCGTCTGGTGGGCATGCTGTACCGAAACCCTGATCTGGCTGACAAGGAAGATTTACTGCATGGGGAGCTTCCATTTTCTGTGTCGTTTTTGATTCATGACCTTCGTCTTCCAACAATTATTTGAGGGCATTCATGGCTATATCCGCTGGTAAGCTCATACAAATTATTGTGATACAAAACCCCGTACATATTCGTGACAAATCAGGCCAGCCTGTTGAAACATGGGTAGATTGTGAAACCATCCGCGCAGATATCAGAGGTCGGAGCGGAAGAGAATTAATGGCGGCCGGTGCCGAAATTGCTCAGGCTGATGTCAGGGTATGGGTTCGCGGAAAATCTGGAGAAACTATAACAGCGGCATCCAGGCTAAAGGTTCAGAGTGGGCCATACCGAGGCAAAACCCTTAACGTTATAGGCCCGCCAATACCCGATGAAAAGGGGGAACGCCTGGAGATATTGTGCAAGCTGGGAGCTGAAAAATGATTGAGACGAGCCTCGATTTTTCCGGCCTGAATGACATCGCAAAGGATCTGGAGGCGCTTAGCCGCGCTGAAAACAATAAGGTTCTTCGTGATGCCACGCGCGCCGGTGCGGAGGTGCTTAAGGACGAAGTGATCGCACGTGCACCGGTACGCACCGGAAAACTGAAAAAAAACGTGGTGGTTGTTACCCAAAAAAGCCGCCGCCGCGGGGAGATTTCTTCCGGCGTCCATATTCGTGGCGTTAACCTGCGCACCGGAAACAGCGATAACACGATGAAGGCGAATAACCCGAGAAACGCCTTTTACTGGCGATTCGTTGAGCTGGGCACCGCGAACATGCCTGCACATCCGTTTGTGCGACCCGCTTACGATACTCGCGAGGAAGAGGCCGCCAGCGTCGCCATTGCCAGGATGAATCAGGCTATTGATGAGGTATTGAGCAAGTGAATGAAGATAATATCTACGCCTTGCTTTCTTCCCTGGCAGAAGGACGGGTATACCCCTATGTTGCGCCATTAGGTAGTGACGGGAAACCGTCTGTCTCTCCACCCTGGATTATCTTTTCCATCGTCGATGATGTTTCCGCTGACGTACTGTGTGGCCAGGCAGAGAGCAGGGTTTCCGTTCAGGTCGATGTGTATTCCACTTCGATCGCTGAATCACGATCCCTGAGAGATTTGGTGCTCGCTTCGCTTGAGCCGTTAACCCCTACAGAGGTGGTAAAAATCCCCGGGTACGAGCCAGATTATCGGCTCTACCGTGTCACCCTGGATTTTAAAGTTACCCCCTGACAATTAATTCACCCAACGAACCCGCCTGATGGCGGGTTTTCTTTTTCCAGGAGACAGCTATGTCTGCACTTTATGAAAAATCGCAGCTGACGAAGATCCTTATTTCCTCCCTGCCAGCCACCAAAGAAACGATGGATTCCGCAACCTTCCTCGATCTGAGTTGCACCATCAAAGAAATTCAGTTCACCGGTGGTCAGAAGCAGGATATCGACGTAACAACACTTTGCTCTACCGAGCAGGAGAACATCAACGGCCTGCCTTCTCCGTCAGAAATCTCTCTGTCCGGCAACTTCTACAAGAATCCGGCGCAGGACGCCTTGCGTGAGGCCTATGACAACGATACGACCTACGCTTTCCAGGTTATCTTCCCGTCCGGCAAGGGCTTTAAGTTCCTAGCTGAAATACGCCAGCACACCTGGTCTTCAGGTACCAACGGCGTAGTGGCGGCAACGTTCTCCCTGCGCCTGAAAGGTAAGCCTGAAAACATCGAGTCTGGCTCCTGAGAGGTCGCATGAAGAATATTAAAAATCTCGCCCTGGCTAAGATGTCGGGATTTCGTCATAAGACGGTCGCCGTTCCTGAGTGGGAAGGCGTCAAAGTGGTTCTCCGTGAGCCGTCTGGAGAAGCCTGGCTGCGCTGGCAGGAGGTGGTGAAAGCGGGTGCTGATGATGAAAATGTGTCGGTATCGGAAAAGGCACACCGTAATCTTTGCGCTGACGTGGTGCTCTTCATTGACGTCCTGTGCGACACCGATAAGCAACCGGTATTCAGCGTAGACGAAGAAGAGCAGGTGCGTGAAATCTACGGCCCCGTCCATTCACGCCTGCTCAAGCAGGCGCTTGACCTGATCAACAACGCGGACGAAGCGCGGGAAAAGTCTCAACCCCCGGCGTAAAGTTTCTGATGTCGCTTGCGCTCCGGATGGGGCGCACGCTTTCAGAACTACGGCAGAGCATGACTGCAAGCGAGCTTCTGATGTGGATTGAGTTCGACAGGCAAAGTCCGGTTGGCGATATCCGTGGCGACATTCAGGCAGCCCAGCTCGTCTCTGCCATCTACGGTTCGCAGGGGGCAAAAGTACCGCTGGACGATGCGATCCTGCGATGGGGTGGCGATGAGCAATCAGAACCGAAGGACCCGTTTGCAGGGCTTGAGGCGGCACTTACAGCTGCAACTCAGTGACAAATCTAGTACCTGGGTTTAGCATTAGCATGAATAATGCAATCAAGGTGCAAAAATGAAAAAGTTAATTATAGCCGTCATGTGTTTGTTTTTTATCAGCGCGTGTAAGCCTGAGAAAAATGATTTTATTAAAAATGGCGAAAACATCGTCAGAGAGAAATTAAATAACCCAGATGATGCTAAGTTTAACGCTGAATATTTTAAGTATGGTGATAATGCAGCATACGTTTGTGGTGATGTGACTTACAAAAAAAATAATGATGGCACAAGTTATCGTAATAAATTTTACGTCTATGTCGAGATTATCGATGGGAAATTAACAAGTAATGGTTCAGCAGTGGTGATTAAAGAGGACGACAAGGCATTTCTTGAGGTCTATAAGACGCTTTGCAGGTAGGGCAATTTTATTCAATACGAAGCTCGCTGTGTGCGAGCTTTTTTATTTGGTGAAAGCATGGCAACTCTTCGCGAACTGATAATCAAAATCTCTGCTAACTCCCAATCGTTCCAGTCGGAAATTTCCCGCGCCTCACGCATGGGGCAGGATTATTACCGAACCATGCAAAATGGTGGCCGCCAGGCAGCGGCAGCGTCAAGAGAAACTCAGAGGGCTTTAGCTGATTTAACGGGGCAGCTTAATTCTGCAAAGGCGTCTGCTGTTGGTCTTGCTGGGGCATTTGCAGGAG